GTTGCCTGCGACACGACCCGACGCTTCCTTTCAACCAGATCGTAGATCTCCTCGTCGATAGTCCCGTCGAGCAGCATGTAAGTCGCAGTTACCGAACCTGTTTGACCGATTCGATGACAGCGACTGTACGTTTGGTCAACGTCGGCGGGTGTCCATGGGAGTTCTACAAATAAAACGTCCTGCGATGCCGTCAACGTGTGCCCGGTTTTCGCAGCCTGAATCGACAAAACTATGACTTTTGCGTCGGGGTCGGTTTGGAACGCTTCTTTCGCATCCTCTACGTCCCCTAGTTCCATGTCACCTTGAATCTTGTAGCCGCCGTATTTGTCGGCAAGCGCGTCAACGATGTCACGGTGGTGGGCAGCAACAACAACTTTCCGGGACTCCGCGAGCCGGCCCTCGATCCACTCCTCAATCGCAGGCATTTTTGCTTTCGCCGCTAATCTGCGCAAGATGCTAATTCGCACGAGATGCTGACTAGCCTCCGCTTTCAAACGCGCTCTGACAGCGGCCGACTTCGGGTTTTCTCCAAGTTCTTCAGCGATTTCCACAGCCCTGTCAATAAGATACTGGACAATATCTCGCTCGGCTTTGCGGTACTCCTTCATCTGGGCCGCCGGGACTTCCACGAGCAGCGGGTCATGAACAACAGGAGGCAGTTCAGTCATCACCTGATCTTTAGTGCGACGGATGTAGCAAGTGGAACGAAGCCGTTCGTTCAGTTCCTCTAGATTTGACGCACCCTCAAGATGCCATTGTCCCCACTTGTCACGGAAAGCGTCACAATATCTGCGGTAAAAACCCCATTCGCCGCCAAACGCATCCACCTGACCGATGATCTGAAGTTGCGGTGCGTACTCGGCTGGCCGGTTCGTCACAGGAGTACCCGTAAGCAAGATCACCGGGACGTCGGGCCCGGCAGCCTTCGTGATTGCTTTCGCCGCTTTGGTTCGCTGCGAGTCACGGCTCTTACAGTAGTGCGATTCATCAAAAACGTACCCGTTGTGACCTTTGAGCAGATCCTTCCAATGGTGGATGTTGGAGTAACCGACAACCAGCACCTCGCTGAACTCTGGGAACTCTTTGCGGTCCACAACAATCTGGACGTCCCGGTGCGGCAGCCAACGATTCCACTCTTTCTTCCAGTTGAGGATCAACGATGGAGGACAAACGATCACGCAGGGGTAGGCGTGTTGGACTTCGACTGCTGCGATTGCTTGAATCGTTTTACCTAACCCCATCTCGTCGGCAATAAATCCTTTTTTGACCGTTGAGATGTATTCGACTCCGGCTTTCTGGTAAGGCAACAGTTCGCCTTGGAATCCGGGGATGTTGACCTCGGCGTCCGTTGAGCGGGACTTCTCGATCAGGCTGCTGGAGGTTTCGGTGGTTGAGGTGTATGCGTCTCGGACTTCGGGGGAGATTTCGATGTCGAATCGTTCTCCGAAGGTGATTGCCGCATCACCGGATGTGATCGGTGCCAGCCATTCTTTGCTGTCGGGCGACCATGTGACTCCGGGGATCTGCTTGACTGAGCGGATCCGCACACGTTCGTACGGAAACTTGATACAAATCCAGTTTTCTCGAAGGATGATGTGTTCTGCTGCGGCGGGTGGTTCGGGCAAAGTGATGAGAGCGACTTCCTCTGTCATCTCGTACCCGTACTGGTTTATGAAGTCCCGGGCGGCCCGTACCTCGGCGACTGGGATTTCCCAAAGTTTCGAGCGTTTGTTCCATTTTGCGCCACGAATCTTTTTGATGGCGGTGACTTCTTCGAGAACGTAAGGGGTGTCGACAAGGAGCATGTCGGTGTCTAGCCACAGGTTCACGCTTTTAGTCTAGCCGTAGACAAGGAAGAACCCCCACGTCCTGCTATCCAAGGGGGAGGAGGAGAGGACGTGAGGGTTGCTTCCGTTGTGGGGGTCATCTGGTGGGGGCCAGATGTCTGTAACCCTAGCATCACAAGTTCACGAGCGCAACAACTATTGGTCAAAGATTTTTTTTCGCTCTGAGGTTGTGTCTCAGACCTATAAGTACTATATTACTAGACATGAAGAAACCCCAAAAAGGCGACATCGTCGCAACCACAATCCACGGCAACATCATTCAGGTCTGGTTCCAAAGCCCGACCGGAGACAGTAGCGACGTACAGATTTTCAATCTTGAGTGCGTCTCATACAATCAGGCAGTTGCCATCGCAAACAACATCAACGCCACGAACGGCATCGAAGTTCTCCACTTGGACTGTCTCAACGACGAGTTGGTCTACAGCGAAGACCTTGACGCTTCAGTAATCTGACCATCCCCGGCTTCCAGCAAGAGTCCGTCCCTCACAAGGGGGCGGGCTTTTTGCTATCTACGGGTACGCATCCATTCTTCAACGGTCATTTCTGCCGGGGCTAAACCGCAGCGCCAACGCGACTTCTCGGTGTCAGCCAACGCCTTACACTCCGAACATTGAACAATCGGAGGAAATTCACCGACTTCTGGGTGATCCATCCCCATGTCGATAACCACCCACGAGTGGGAATCCACGTTCGCTGACGCTTCTTCCTCTGAACCTTCGAACTTCGGCTGGATCTTGATGATCTTGGACCAAAAGCGGGACATCAGGCCTCTGGTTCCGCCGGGAACAACTCGGGGTTATCGGATTGGACGATCTCTTCAACAATCAACTTCGTGTAACGCTTGCGGAGACGCCAAATCTTCTTGTTTAACTCTTCCATCTTCATGGTGGAGCGAGCCTTGAACGCAATATCGTCATCGAAATACCCGAACTTGGCAAACATTTCGTCCTGAAGATCTGCTTCGTCGAACAAAATGTCGGTAATCCAGTTCGCCCGACCGTCAATCTTGAGCATCAGGTCCGCGAGACCTTCAGTCCCGAACTCGTCGTACACCCGTGAGACCAAAGTGTCGCACAGGTGAGAGCGGTAGACCTGCTCAATATTCATGGAGCCAGACATGAAGTCTCCGATCATTTCGATCAGATCTTCTCTGGTGATCTCATCCTCGTTCTCGAACATATGTACCCCCTAACGAGAGCCGTACATACATTTTGACACAAGAACCATCAGGTAAGCGTTAGGACTGCGTCTTGGGCACGGGCTTTGGCTTTCGTCACCCACGAGTAGTAATCCATTGACGCAGCGGCCCTGTCTTCAGCCCCGGCTTCGCGGTGGTGATCAAGGTATTCGCCGATTGCGTTGTACGCCGCCCAACCGTTGAACCCGAAGCCGCCAGCATTCTTCTTCGAGATGTACAGCGATCGGACGGTCATCTGAAGATTCTCACGATTTTCCCGTTGGATCTTCGTTGCGTCCGACTTCTCAGGGAACACGCTGTCAAAAATCTTGTCGAACTGCCGTGATCCTGCTGGGACTGGGATCCGAAGCATCCGTTCAGCGGTTTGCTGGAAGTTGCGTGCCCATTCGGTTGAGATCGCAAGAACTTCGCCGGCCTGTTCCAACGCTGTGTCTTGGTTTCTGGTGTGACGAGCAGTAAAAACGCTTTTCGCCGAGTCCATCGCCATGATTACGGTGTTGAGGCAGACTGCCCGGATCGGCGTGTTTGCGTAGGTGATCGGGACTTTTCCGTCGTGACCGTTGCGGACGAGGAGGTAGCGTTCGATGCGGTCGTTGACACCTTTCGGGTCGATGACCAGTCCACCCAAGTTGATGGAGGCGAAGAACTCTTTGCCGTCTCGGAGAACACCGCAGGTTTCTACGACTGCTTCTCCTTTGGATGCGCCCACGACGTCGAGTGCTCGTTGGAGTGCTTCACGGTTTTGGGTGGGGACGTATCGTGTGCCGACTGTGGCGAGCCCGTCGAAAGTCCCGTCTGGGTTGCTGCGTACGGTGGCTCGGGAGTTGTCGATGAGGATTGGTGTCCCATCGGGGTTCAGGATGAACTGGCCGTTGTCGTCTACGGCCGCGACTTTGGTTGTTACGACGTCAAAGTCGGCTTGGGCTGCTTCCAGCATTTGTTCTGCGGTTGCGAGTCCGTTGAGTTTTGTGCCGAGTTTGTGCCAAGGGATGTCGCCTGCGTAAGCCATCCGGGCTGTTCCATCTGCGTTGATTTCAATTCCGTGCATGTGACCCTCACTTCTCTTTAGATAAATCTATCACACGTTTGCCATTGACGTAGTTGTACACGGTTACCCGTGAAACACCACATGCGTCAGCGATTTTGTTCACCGCTTCGCGGAGTTCGAGAGCCCCGAGGTCGATGAACATCCGGATGCAGTAGCGGCGTTCTTCGATCGTCAGTTTTGACAGATCGTTAGTCAGCATCCGTCGTCGAACCTCGTCATGGAGGTGGTCGAACGCACCGTGCAGGGTGTGAAGTGGTTCTCTGAGTCCGTGCATGTCCACAGGTTACCGCGATATTGACAGAACGTCAACGTACGATCGCTGTGGCTTTCGGTTTTGTCAAGAACGGAGCGTCCTCAGGGCCACGAACGTGGGGTGCGATCCAAATCAACCTGTGTGCATCTGGGTCATCAGACGGGCCGAGCGACGGATACCACTGGTTGCGAGCGTGACCACGAACAAGTACCCGATGGTCAAGACGACAGCCCTCACCCGTGCCATCGCTGGCGTGACGAGCACGACGAAGTTTGAGGATCGTGATCGGCTCTTTGAGACCAGTCAACCTCTGTGCTTGACGACGAGTCGCCCGATTCACTTCCTCGGGGGTATCTCTGACGAGGAGTTCCTGCCAGACGAACCTGAACAACGCAACCATGAACCTGCGAACCATGCCGGAATCCTCGGAGCAGATAGTCCCGTCCGCCGAGTCCGCCAACCGAATGATCTGTTCTGCCGTATCGTCTTCTCTGGCCGTTCTCCACGCCGAGCCGAACGCCCATGCCGTGCTGTCCAAGAGCATGAGGCTGGTGTCCGGAATCAAGTCGTCGATCTGCTCTCCAACACCCGTGATGTACCTGAAGCATCCAGCGTCGGTGTACAGGTACATGAACATCCCGTCAATGGGGCGAAGGGTGCCGTCTGGGTCTTTGGTCATTACTTGGTCGGACCTTGCCCACGAGATGGCTCTGACGCCAACCATTTCGGCTTCGGGGTTCTTGTAGAACTCGCCCGTTTCCTCGTTGACATTGGTGGTGGTGACAGCGGTGACGAGAGGCTTCTCTAGGTACACGATTCCGCTGGGGGCGAACATGTCTGAGGCGTACAGTTTTTCGCCGTCGAACTCCTCGGATGCGATGGAGAGCATGTCGATCATGTCGCTAGACACGAATGTGGTCGGCTCTGCTGTGAGCGCGTACTCCTCCATGATGCAAGCCATCGTGGCGTACATGACCTGCTCGGCGGGTGAGCCATGGTCAAAGGTGTCATGGAAGTACCCGCGTCTGTGGATTGCCCAATGTTCCTTGAGCGGTCCACTCTGGGCTGTAGATGCGGGTGGGGCAGCGCGACCGGAGAGGATCTTTTTTACGGTGCTGTCGCTGAGGCTCAAGGCCTTCGGGCGGTCAGGCTCGTGGGGGAGCCAACGCAAGCAACGGTCGACTGCTTCCAGACGTTCGATGTGGTTGTGTACGGCTTTGCCGACACGAACTGTCAATGCCTCCATGACATGAAGGCTAACCCTTATTGGTCACAGAAACAACTTTGTGAAAAAATTCCTTTACGGGAACCACGGTTGCCAGCCAGAGTTGCCCCAAATCGCCAACCCGGCGGACAAAACAACACGGGGCTCGTACAACTCGTCACACGAATCAAGAACCCCATGCGACTGCAACCACCCGTCAGGCCAGTACTTCGTCGACTTACACCAAAACTGGTTGATCTGCATCAAACCGTTGGAACCACCCATCGGGTCGTCAGGATTGTGCTGTGTCGGGTCACACCGCGACTCACGATAAATCGTGTACGACAGCCGAGACAGTTCCTCCTCCGGCCAGCCAACCTCACGAGCCAAGTCCATCCACTCGTCGCATCTCCAGTCAGGACGGGACTGCGACCACGACGTCACCCGTGGAACAGTTGTTGTGGGCGCTGGGGTGATTCGATCTGGGTCGTTGAGAACCGCGTCAAAGTTCGGATCCAGCGTGATCCCTTCAGGCAACTTCGGCACCTGCGGGATGCGCTCCTCCGAATCATGGGTGTCGTGCCATGCCGGTTCGACGTACAGCGGATCGTTGGTGGCCCAGACGCCGCTCGACGGCCCCGGTGTTACCGTGGCGATTGGGTGGTCTGGACGAGCGATTTCGTAGTCGGCTTCGGTTCTGGAGCCTGCGCTGACTCCGGTGATGACGCCGATGCAGGCGAGCCATGTGATGGCTTTGCCGGCCAGAGATAAAGGAATAGCCATAGCGGACTCCTTGAGAGGGGGCAGATGGTCCCTCTATGTTACCAAATGATTACGAAATGCGTCGGTCAGTCAAGATTTTCTGCGACTTCTGGGGCTTGGGTGTAATCCAACAACCAGTCACCCAAGTCAATCTCGTCCTTCGGCGTGATGAGAACAACGAGTTGCCCGTCTTCCTCGGCAAGGGTCTGGTCGGCCGGGATCTCCAACTCCAACGAGTCGATAATCACACCCGCGATCATCTCGCAGGCCTCTCGATACTTCTCCAACGTGTCGGCGTCCGGCTCCTCACCACCGAAATCGGCGGTAAAGACGTCAAGGTTCACCAAATGTTCGAAAATTTTGATGGCGTGTTGCTGTGCTTCTTCTGGGGTCATAGCCGTCAATGTAATCCTTAAAAAAGATTTCGGCAACCCGCCCGGTTGTCACACCCACCTGATACGATGACGAACGACACAAACCCGTGTCACCCGTATCGAGGGCATGCCCTCGGAAGGAAGGCAATCATGGCAGGATCAGAAACCACGTTGATCGGGAACGTCACCAACGAACCCGAACTCAAGTACACCGCACAGGGGGCCGCGCGACTCGCGTTCTCCATCGCTGTGAACCACTACTGGACTGATGCTGACGGCGAGAAGCAGGAGCGCACCTCCTTCTTCAACGTCACAGCATGGCGGTACCTCGCAGAGGACGCAGCCGCAGTTCTGGAAAAGGGAATCGGCGTCATCGTGCAGGGACGTCTTGAGCAGCGCACATGGGACGACGATGAGGGGAACAAGCGTTCCACGATCGACGTTCTCGCCAACAACATTGGTGTTCAGGCACGTTCAATTGAGTCGTTGGAGCGCAAGCGCCGCGACAGCAGCGGATCAGCCCCGGCGGCGAAGGCAACTTCACCTCGGAAGAAGGCTGAACCCGCAGGCGAACCGTTCTGATACAATCCGCTTGAGGAAACCCCGGTTGGAGGGAAATGGGAAGCCAACCGGGGTTTTCCCCTTTCTACAGCAAGGTTTGTCGTAGACTTGACGCATGAGCGACGACTCGAAAGCCTTGACACGCGAATTTTTGGCTGAACGCGACCTCCGCATCTTCAAAATGCGGCAGGCAGGCATCACAACCAACGAAATCGCCCGCAGATTCGGTGTGTCAACCTCGGTCGTGTCAAAAGCGATCTCCCGACAGTTAGAAAAGATGAATCGGGAAGCGTTGAACGCCTACCCGGAAGTTCTCCGCATGGAACTTGAACGACTGGACGCTCTCCAAGCCGCAATCTGGCCAATGACGCAACATCGACGAGTAACGATGGACGACGGCCAAGAAGTATCGGTCGAACCCGACATGAAAGCCATTCAACAGGTGCTGAGCATCATGGACAGACGTTCAAAACTGTTGGGCATGGAACAATCCAACCTTTCGATCCAAATGGACGTGTCCACAGACACCGCAACCCCAATCCGGGTCACGATGGCTGGAGAACTCGAAGGCGGGGCCGCCGCAGTCGACGCATTCGACCCGGCAGAAGAAGCCAAACAGTTGCTGGAACTCATGGCTCGATCTGGTGTCCTCCCGGAAGAAGATGTCCAGAAAATGCTCGGCACAGGCAACGAGGTTGTCGATGCAGAGGTCGTAGAGGAGTATGATGACACCCATGAGTGACGAAACCGTTGACAACGTAGAGCAGGCGATGGATGCGATCGCTGAAGATCTCGATATGACAATCGCAACCAAACCACCGACCGATGACGACCAAGAAGGCGTAAACGCCGACAAACAGATCCTCATCCGAGCCACCCGTGGCGAACATGAGCGTTGGAAGCGTGCCGCCGAAGTCCAAAACACGTCCATGTCGCAACTTGTCCGAGATCTCGTCAACGCACACGTACAAGGCGTACTCGACTGCCCTCACCCGCCCGAATATCGCAAAAGTTACCCGTGGGCCGAGTTCTGCCGGAAATGCGACACCCGTCTACGAGGCTGAGCCCGTGGACATCGAGTTCGACCTCGAAACTGACGGTTTCGCGATAACACGGGGCTTGATCCCGCCGCATGCGATCGACGAGTACCTCGAAGGCGCATACGCCGGCCTTTCCGAAGCACAAAAGGACAATTTGGCGTTCCAAAGCCACCCGTGGGTCCGTTCCGTCCTGTGCCACCACGAAATCAACCGTTTTGCCGCACATTGGCGTCTCAACCTCGCGTTACATTCATGCCTGTTGAAACAAGTCGATATTGGGCTTCCATGGCACTGCGATCTGCTTGCCGGTGAACGACATTGGGGTATTTGGGTCGCTTTGGGCCCCATCACGAAAGAAAACGGCCCGTTTCAGATCATTCCGGGCTCCCACCTGTGGGATTTCGACAGATCCGACTCTGGGCTGTCCCCCGAAAACATGGAAATCTCCCCGACGGTTGACAACATCATCGACGAGTACGGTGCACCTCACCCCGAGTTCTTCATCGCTGAAGCCGGTGACGTCCTCATCTGGGACACGTTCTGCATACATGGGGCGATGAAACCGTTAGATCCGACGACACGACGCACAGCAGCGATCGGGCACTACGCCGAACACCCCATGGCAGTCACGGATTGTGACGATGGTGTCAGATGGGTGATGGAACGCTAGAGTTACCAGCATGTTGACTTATCACGAACGTACAGACTTCTTCACGTTCCCTGCTGGAGCCCGAGCACACGGTGTGAACACCCGTGGCGTCGGAGGCGGTTTAGCAGCAGACGTGTTCGCCCTACTGCCCGAAATGGAGACCGTCTACAAGTTTGCGTGTAACGCCGGCACATTAGAGCCCGGAGACAGCCTCCCCTACAAGGCCGATGACGGCACATGGTGGTACAACGTCGCTTCACAACGCGATCCGGGCCCTGACGCAACCGTCGAATGGATCATCTCTGGTCTACAGAAAGCCGTTGACCACGCCCAAGAACAAGGTGTCGCCACGATGACCATCCCCTGCATTGGGGCCGGTATCGGTGGTCTCCTATGGGGCGACGTCCGTGCAGCACTGTACGACACGTTCACAGATGGCCTGTTCCACCTACAGGTCGTGACACGAGGCCGGTTCTCCGACTACGATTCATAGGTATGGAACCCGTAGACGTCTTGCGTGAACTTGGCTCTGACGCCGAACGCCTGTTCCCACACATCGAGCAACTGGCCGAATGGGCTGCATCCACAGAGAACGAAGAGGTGATCTCAAATGTTCAGGAAGTCGCAACGTACTTCGCGTGGGTCCGACAGTCAGTCCTCGCCTTCGCATTCGACAGTAGCCGCTGAACGGTACGCCACCTGCCTGCAGTGTGACCGTCTCCGCAAAGCCCTACGCCAATGCAAGGAATGCGGCTGCTTCATGCCCGTGAAGGTCCAGATCCCCAACGTGTCCTGCCCTCTCGGCAAATGGTAGAAGTCGTGCAACTCCTGTTCGGCATCGTCTGTGTGTACGCCGGTGTAGCCATCCTGTTCTGGCTACTGGACAACCTCTAGGGGAGACGCCACCTACTAGGTGACCCGTGGACGGCTGCGTCCAAAGCGGCCCTCACGTACTCCTCAACGGCATCATGTGTGATCCGTTCTGCTTCCTCACCAGAGAACACAGCCAACTCTTCGCCTGCACGTGTCTGCACCACGATCGTGTGGTCAGCCGCCTCACGTAGCCTGACCATCTCGTCAGCGATCTGACGTAACAGGGTGGAGGTCACGTCTACACGTACATGGCCTGCGTCGATCACGTCAGCCAACACACGGCACGTCTCAACCAGATCGTCGTCTTCAGGTTCGTACTGTGACTCGCTCATCATTCTCATCTCTCACATGAGGGACACAGGCTGTGTACAGCAATCCCTCTGATGTCTGATACAGGTCTGCTGGGTCACCACACAGATCACAGTGATCATATGATCGACGCTCAGTCTCGTCAATCAACCGTCGAAACAACTGTGCTGCTACACGTACACGTTCAGGGCTGTCATCAGGGCGAGGTACGAACTCGGCGTAGAACCTCAAGCCACCAAACTTCTCTTTGATCTGATCAATCCTGTACAGGGGTGACACATAGCCAAGGTGACGATCCAACTCGTCAACCAACTCGAACCATCCCGGATTCTGGTCACGCCACACATCAATCTGACGTTGACGTACATCACGATCAGACGGCTCATCAGACACAATCAACCACTCCAAACCGTCATAGATCATGGGATGAACGGTAGCACGAGGAGAACAAGCCCACCGATCACCATCACACCACAAGCGATGTTCTGGAAGAAGATGTCAACCTTTGTCCACTTGTCCATGTGACCACAGTAACACACATGTCAAGCATTACCCGTGACGGCCTGCGGCGATCAACCACAAACCATCCCCCCCAAGAATCAGAGATGATTCCCCTTAGGACGACGAGGCTTACGATCCCCAGTGATCGGCTCACGACGACCACCACCAATCGCATCAACCGTCTTCTCATCGTCATACGTCTTACGAGCATCACGACCAGCATCACGAGCACGACGAGTATTCGACACGAACTGACGACCATCACGAGACGCCTTACGCTTCTTCGCATTAGTCGCTCTACGTTCACCCGTGGACAGCCGCGACCAAGCCTCCTTCGGCAAGTACCTGTTCATCACAGTCCGACCCTTGCGATCACGACGCTTCGCCGGCTTCCCATCCGACGTCGTCCACTTCTCACGAGTCCACTTCGACAACGACCGCTGACGCTTCGACTTCCCACCACGATAGCCACCACCAGCCTTGCGATACGCCTGAGCCAACAACTGCGCCTTCCGAGCAGACCACTGACCAGCACGACCCCCCTTCGAACCAGCCATGATCCGACGCTTCAAACGCTCACGCAACTCCGGCTTCGTGTACGACATGCCCTTCACCTCAGGGCCATCGCCCTCCAAAAACATGCCAACCGCAACATCAACCCACTCCACAGAACGACCAGACCAGTCCCGTTTCGACTCGACAGGCAGCACCCAGTCACCACGAACAACATCATCAAAACCTTCACGTCCCATCCACACATTCTCCCACACAACAACCAACACAAATAGCAAAAACAACAACACGAACCGCATCAAACTGATACGAAACGTCACACCCACGAGTCTTCAGCCCCGAAACTTTTCCGCGCACGCCCCAGCCGCCGGGCGGCAGTGTGAAATATTTTGGGTTGTGGCGTTACTTGATTAGATTTATCCGAGTTGTTGGAGTTGTTGGTTGGTGATGGTTTGTTGGGTGAAGTGTTCGGCGATGTGGATTTGTGTGTGGAGTCCGGGGTGTCGGTTGTCGGTTGCGACGTCCCAGTGTTGTTGTTGTTGGGGTGTTTGTGGGGTGTGGGTGCAGTGTGGGGGGTGGAATGGTGTGAGGTTGGCGTCTGACCATTTTGTGAGTGGGGTTTGTTGGGGGTGTTGTGGGTGGTGTGGGTTGATTTGTTGGATGTTGGTGAGGGTGTTTCGGGTGGTTTGGTCCCAACTGGTGATGAGGTGTTGGATGTTGTGGGTTTGTGTCCACCATTGAAGGAGGTAGAGGTGGTCGAGTGTTTTTGTTGTTGCTTGTTCTGGGTGTATTGGGTGTGGTTTGTGTAGTGGTTTTTGTGTTCCGGGTGCTGGTTTGTGTTGGTATGGGGTGTGGTGGTTTTTGGGGTTGTTGATGGTGTAGGTGTGGGTGTGTTGGTCCCAGTTGAGGTAGGTGTGTTGGGTTTTGTTGGGTGTTTGCCAGATGAGGGTGTGGGTGCGGTGTTGTTCTGGGGCGAGTGTCCAGATGTTTTGTGGTGTTCCGTGTTGTTGTGTGTGTTGTGCGAGTTGTTGTATTTGTGATGCGAGGTTGTCGCCGGGGTTGGCGAGGTTGTTGATTTTTGTGTTTGTGGTTGTGGCTGCGATGTGGGGCCATGCGTAGTTGGGTGGGAGGAAGGAGCCGTAGGTGATGCTGCAGCCGAGTGTGATGGTGTTGGGGTTTTGGTGGTGTGGGTGTTGTGGGGGTTTGTGTGGGTATGGGTGTTGGGGGTAGAGGTGGTGTGCGTTTGGGGTTGGTTCGATCATGGTGTTAGTAGGTGTAGGGGGTTTGTGGTTTTTTGCGGTTTTTGATGCGGCGGTAGATGTGTTTGATTTTGTTGATCATGTTGGTGGTGTGATGGTGGTGTTGTGCCAGAAGGGGTGGAGGGTTTTGAGGGTGTTGTTGTCGATTTTGTTGCCGGTGAGGATTTCGTAGTAGTGGATTTGTCGGTGTAGGCCGGGGTGGGGGTTGGGGTGTTTCCAGTGTTTGTTGGCGGCGTGGTCCCAGAGTTGTTGTTGGTGTGGTGTTTGGGGTTGTAGGTCGCAGGGGCAGTGGGTTGGGTGTGCGAGCCATTTGGTGATGTGGGGGTGGTTGATGTTGCCGAATTCGTGCCAGTTGGGGTCTGTTGTTGTGGGTTCGTCGGGTTGTTTGTGTAGGTGGGGTGGGATGTGGTGTTGGTGGTGGGGGTAGTTGAGGATGTGGAGTGTGGCGTTGGTGTTGGGTTCCCAGCCGAGTGTGGTGAGTTTGATGTTGTTGGTTTGGGTGTAGGTGGTGAGGAGGTCGAGTGCGGTGAGGTTTTGCCAGATTGCTTGGTTTTGGCTGGGGGTGGTTTTTTGGCCGTTGAGGTTGGTGTCGCGGTGTTTTGCTGGGTTGGTTTTGTTTGGTGTTTCGTATTGTTGGGTGTGTGGGTTGTTGTGGAGTGTTTGTGTGCTGTAGGTG